CTCAGTTTCCGGGGTTGCCAGAAAAAATTAATATGCCTGAGTTGACTAAAGAAATATTTGCTCAATTAGGATACAAAGACGGTTCAAGATTTATTGCATTTGCTGAGGATGATCCAAGGGTGGCTGAACTTGAACAGCAACTCCAAGAACTACAGTCTCAAATACAGACCGATCAGGCTAAGACAGAGGGTCGTATTCAGATTGAGCAGGTTAAATCTGTTGGTGATAAGGAGGTTGCCCAGATTAAGGCTCAGGCGGATATACAGTCTCAGATGATTAGACAAGAATCTGATATAATAGAGGCGCAAATTAAGAAGGATGATTCTGTAACCAAACGTGGTGAATTAATTCTTCAAAGGGATGCTCTATTGAATCAGATTAAAGAAACAGAACGACAATTAGAATTAGAGGCGGAAGGTCCAGCGGGAACTATTGAAAGAGATAGATATAATAAGATTCCGTATGCTGTGGGTTGATAATGGATTACTATAACCCGGCTGACCTTACTACCGAAGATTTAATCAAGCGTGTTCGAGTCGGACACGCAACACAAGAATTTATAAGAACTCCTACTGGATTGGCTATTGCTGCAAGGGCTATCGATGAATACCGGAATGGTATTGAGGCTTTTCAGAAAATGTCAATGCAGGATAGAGTAGGTTCTTCCGAAGAAGAACTTCAACAATACCGTGAAATCTCAGATAAACTCGCTACCCCGCTACAGTTACTTCATTGGTTGGATGCGATAATAGCCGATGGAGAAAATGCGGAGTCTATTGCGAAATATAAAGATTCGGGTGATATATGAAGGAAGAGTAAAAAATGGCAGAAAAAGATGCTACCCCAGAAGTGGATGCAACTGAACAGGAAATGCGTGAAGGCTATAAAGATGATGCTGAAGAAGTAACAGAACCATCTCCTGAAGAGGAATATTTATCCGAGCGCGAGAAAGCAATAGAACAAATCGCCGCTAAACGAGACGAGGAGTTTGAAGAAGAAACGGGAGAAGTTCTCGATTCTGAAGAACCAAAAGAAGATATTGTAGAAGAGGAGTCATCTCCTTTTTGGAAGGAAGATGAGACTTGGTATACAAATATAAAAGTTGACGGTGAAGATGTACAGGTACCATTTGATGATCTGAAGACATCTCACCAGAAAGACAGAGCGTCACAAAAACGCTTTGAAGAAGCGGCTGAGTATGGTAAAAGAGTGCAAGAGCGAGAGGCTCAACTTAATGCTTATATTCAGCAGATGCAAACCAAACAACCGCCATCGCAAGACGCGGAAGCAGCAGAAGAGCCAAAAGAATCTTCTAATTTAATTAAGAAGTATCATGAGGCTCTTTATGAAGATGATGCGGATAAAGCCGCAGAATTGTTTAATACTCTGACCAAGGGGCGCAGTCCATCTGCCACCCAAAATGTTGAAGAGGTAGTCGAAAAAGTTCTAACAAGAACAATGTCGCAGCAAAGGGCGAAAGTTCAGAGACAGCAACAGTATGCTTATCAGAAATCTCTTGAAGATGCAGTCAAGCATTTTGATACTGAGTATCCTGATATTGCTGGATCTCCTGAGTTACGTTCAATTGCCGATAATCGAACGATAGATCTTACCCAGAGCAATCCGGATTGGTCTCCCAAACAGATTATGGAAGAGGCTGCGAAATCAACTCGACAGTGGGCGAAAGAATTTCTTTCCCCCAATAAAAGTGAAAGGGTAGATCGCAAAAAGAAAATTGTGAGACACCCAAAGGCGGCCAGCGCGTTTTCTAAGATCGGAGAAGATGAACCAGAGCCTCAGAGCACTACGGACATCATCAAAGAAATGAGGGAGTCTCGCGGCCAAATGTTATAACAATTAGGAGGTAGTAAAATGGCTGGACAAGTATGGTCAGTTAGCACCTCCGGTGGTTATATGTATGCCTTAAACCTCAGCAGACAGTTGAGGATGGCAGTACAGCCTATTGTCAAGTTTAGACAGTTCTGTGATGTCAAAGATGCAGCCCATCAAGGGTTACATCGAGGTGATACATTCCATTGGAACGTGTTCAGCGATGTTGGAACTCAAGGTTCTACACTCGTTGAAACCAATACTATTCCGGAAACTTCTTTCACGATTTCTCAGGGAACCATGACCATTACGGAGGCTGGCAACAGCGTTCCGTGGACTGGTAAGTTGGATGATCTCTCTGAGCAACCTGTGGCTGAAGTAATTCGGAAAGTGTTGAAGACCGATGCCAAGAAGGCTTTCGATAATCTTGCTTCCGCTCAATTCAATAGCGCAGTATTGCGCGTTGTTCCTACGACTGGTACGGATACGTCTGCGGTCACCTTGACCACAAACGGAACTGCCACGCTTACGAACAGCATAGCGTTGGGCAAAGAGCATGTGAAGTCGATTGTCGATGTAATGAAGGAACGTAATATCCCAGCGTATACGGGTGACGACTATTACTGCATTGCTTGGCCTACAACTTTCCGCGCATTCGTAGATGATATTGAATCGATCAAGCAGTATGTTGATCAGGGTTTCCGTATGATCATGAATGGGGAAATTGGTCGGTACGATGGAGTACGTTTTGTTGAACAGACATTCAAAGCCAAGGGAAGTATCGGTACTGCCGGTACTGCTTGGACGAATGGTTTGTCTGACTGGATCGTGTTCTTTGGAGAGGATACTGTTGCTGAAGCGGTTGCAGTCCCAGAAGAAATGCGGGGTAAAATTCCGGGTGACTTCGGGCGTGATCGTGGCATCGCTTGGTACTATCTAGGCGGCTTCGGTATCGTACACACACAAGCAGCCCAAACACGTATTGTGATTTGGGACAGCGCAGCATAGGAGGACATTATGAGTTATTCAAATCCTGTAACTACGCGAATCCAATCCGGTGATGTTCAAGACTTGGGAGGCACACCAACTGCCTATTCCTTTAAAGGACCAACTGGTATGCAAGGAACCATTATTGATATTGGCATTGAGGTTACCGAGACTTTCGCTTGCGATAGTTTAGAGGCATGCTTTAATGTCGGTACTAGTGGTGACGCAGATGCTTATTGCAAACTCAACATTACGGATGGTACTGCTATAACGGATACATTCAATATCCAAAATGATACGAATGCCATTATTGCAGAGGCTATTCCTGCCGATACTCAGATCGAGTGTCTCCCAGTTGCGGGGACAGACGATTCTAGTGTGACCGGGCAAGGATATACCTATGTTGTTGTTGAGTGGTATTAAGGAGGATTATTATGGCTAAAAAGAGTCATTCAGCAAGTGGTAAAGTACCTGAAAACGGTCTATCAAGTTTGGAAACGGCTACTGAAACTCCCAAGGATTTGGGAATGGATAGTCACGGCCCGAACCAAGTGCCGATGGGTATTGTGAAAAAGAAAGTTTCTTCTCCCGGAGAAGGTTCTTTTCAATTTCGTTAATAAAGATTCGGGGGGGTTCACGCCCCCCCTTTCTTTAAGAAAAAAGAAGTGAGGACACGATTATGACTATGACTTCTCTTATTGTAGGGTCAGGCAACTTTCAGAGGCCCACCTTTGATAAACACGCTAAACCCTCAAATAATCCGAAGGAAAGTGGGTACACTCTGGTTGATTCTACTGATACTTATATGAGTGAAAACAATCAGAAACAGAACAACGCTAGAGTTGGTAACAGACCTGAATGGGTTGGATGGTCTTTAGAATAAACTACTAAGGAGATATATTTGTGGCTATTGATTGGTCTAAACCTTATGGAGAAATTCATGGGGTTCATACGGCCAAATATGAACAGGATGGTATTTATTATGATCTTAATGGAAAAGATATATACCATTCCAAAAATGGGAAGAGAAATAAAGATTGGGCTAGAAACCAAAAAGGGTTGGGTGGCCGAAATCTTTTGATTTGGGAGGCAAAGAATCTTGGCGGCATCATACTTGAGAAGAATGAGAAAATAGATTCTATACGCAGGAAGGTAATGGACAGGCTTCCTGAATGAAGGTAACACATATTCCTGAAAAGGAAGTAGAGGATTTTGTTCCTAAAGATTTTGGTGGGATAAGGCATAACAAGACAGTATGTATAGTTCGATATGGTGCTTTCGGTGATATCATACAGGCTTCTTCTTTGTTTCCAATATTTAAAGAAGAAGGTTATGAGGTGTGTGTCAATGTAACTCCGGTTGGTGCTGGATTACTTGAGCACAATCCATACGTAGACCAACTGTTGGTTCAAAAAACTGACCAGATAAGCAATACTAAACTTATAGATTACTGGAGCAAGATGGAGGAATGCTTTGATAGATTTGTGCAGTTATCAGAATCTGTTGAAGGAACTCTTTTACTAAGTCCAGAAAGAGATGCAGAAATTGATGGGGAAATAGTCAGAGTTGAGGCTAATGAAAGTTATTACTCATCTAAAGAAGAAATACACAATAAATGTAATAAGAATTATCTTGAGGAAACTCATAGAATTGCCGGTGTAGAACTTAGACATAATCCTGTTTTCTATCCATCTCCCGCTGAAAAGAGATGGGCCAAGAAACAGAGAAAACGAATAAAGACGCGCTATGTAATTATGTGGTCTCTTTCTGGTTCTTCTGTTCACAAGGTGTATCCGTGGGTAGACAATGTAATTGCCGCTCTCCTTTTAAAGACAAGAGATGTTTCAATAGTTACAGTTGGTGATCATCTGTGCCAACTTTTAGAAGTTGGATGGGAAAACGAAAATAGAGTGATAACTAAATCAGGGCAATGGCCTATAGGTAAGACCCTTGCTTTTATTGAACACTGTAACGTGGTTGTGGGGCCAGAGACTGGAGTTTTAAATGCCGCAAGTATGATGCGTAATCATAAATGTGTGTTCTTGTCTCACTCCTCTAATGAGAATTTAACTAAGCATTGGAATAATACAACTGCATTTGAGCCAGAAGATTGTCCGTGTTTCCCTTGTCATAAATTACATTTTGGTTTTTCTACTTGTAACAGAGACGAAAAAACTGGCGGCGCTCTGTGCGCTTCTAACATTAAACCTGAGAGGGTAGTCAGAGATATTTTGAGAAATATGAGATGAGCACATATCTAGTATTATGCCAAGACATGGCTAGGGACGTAGGCATACCCGGAACAGGCCCAAGCGATATAACTCCTACTGTTGAAGAAGAGAAGGACGTTGTCCGTTATATAAAGGATGCAGATTTAGACATCCAGAGAATGTGGTTTAACTGGGATTTTCTGTGGACAGAATATTCTACTAGTACTGCGGTAGATTCTTCTGTTATTACTTCTCCGTCTGATTTAGCACAGTGGAATATAGACTCTGTTGTATATGCTCCTACTGCTGATAATTGGCAACCGCTATCCTATGTTGGGTGGAAAGAATATAGAGAAGATTATAAGTACGGAACTATTGCTACTGGGACTCCTGAGTTCTTTTCAATTAAGCCTGATAATGTGATGGATATGTACCCCACTCCTGACGCAGTAACAACACTTACGGCAGAGTACTGGGCAGTACCAACTGAGTTAACTACGGCTGCTCAGGTATCTGTCATACCAACATGGTTTCACAGGATTATTATTTGCAGGGCAAAGATTTACTATGGTGAGCAGAATGATGCGCCAGAGGTAACGTCTGGGGCTATTGCAGAGTTCACCGATCTATTAGATAAGTTAGAAGCAGATCAACTTCCTAGTCAAAGGAATAGGAGATTTTCTGCAACTCAGGACTTGGCTAACTTTACGGTGGTTCCGCAATGACTATTGCTAGACGTCCACCCGCATCAAGCGTTGGCTCGCAGTATTTTCCATTTTCGGGCGGGTTGAATATTATTACTCCCGCTCTTTCTTTAAAACCCGGCGAGTGTATAGCCGCTGATAACTTTGAGGTAGATATTCGAGGACGATATAGAAGACTAGACGGTTATGAGAGGGATGATGGGACTGGACTACCCTCTGCTATTACCTATTATAGGATTCCCTTTACAGTTGGCACTGCTAGGGATTCTGTTTTTGACAGCGCCTTCAGCACTGCATTTGATATGCAAATACCTTCACAAGGTGATCTGGTAAAGGGAGAAACCAGTGGGGCTATCGGGTCTATATTGCAAGTTAGCATAGAAGATGTAACTGGCGATGAGAGTTCTGGTTCTTTTTCTAATTCAAATGCGGAAGGATATGTATATTTTACTGTAGTATCAGGAACACTTGAGGATGGGGAGACAATGTTTTTTCTAAATAAAGATAGCGCTTTTGGAAGCGCATTCAATGTGGAGTACGGATAATGGGAACACCAACAGCGTTAAGAAAGGAAAGATCAGTTCTGACTGGTACCAGTTTTGCTAACAACACTACTGGCGCTATTACTGCTCAGATGGTTAGACAATTTACAGAGTCAGGGATGGGCGGGTATGCAACCATATGCGCTAAGGCTGGCACCCCTGCCAGTCAGGCAGTAGCAACGGCTACGACCGCAGAAATAGATTGGAATGCAGGAAGCACGGGGGCTGATGCAGTAGACGATACTGGAACTGTGTCTGCAACAACTGTAGGAACCGATGCTGATTTTGCTAATGACAGAATCAGGATATATGATAAAGGATTCTTTATGGTTAATTTTGGTGTTAGTTTTGCACAGACAGGAACCGATACTGTAATATGGACATTCAGAATTGGAACTTCAAACACCGGCGCTTCTGCTACATTTCCGGGGTTTGATGCGGCTGTATATAGATCAACTGCTACCTTGGAAAATACGGCATCTGCCTCTGGAATAATTGACACCACTGGACACACTACTTATACAGATGTAACAGCACAGGTAAAGCATGATAATGCTGGGTCAGAGAATTTCCAGATGCATTACGGACAGTTATCAGTTTTTAGGGTTGGCTAATGGGCATTCTTGCCAGCGGCCTTTCCTATGGGCCTCCAGTATTAAGGGATGCCACCGCTGACTCTTCACTTTTACCAGAGTTGCAGACTCGAATAGAAGAGAAAAGGGATACCATTGATGTTGTCCCCGGAGAAGGAAGTGTTCTTGGTGTATGGGGGTATCTGGGCGTTCTCTATGCATTCAGAAACAAATCTGGTGGTGCAAGTGCTGGTATGTATAAAGCAACTGCTGCTGGATGGACTGAGGTTGATTTAGGAACCGCTCTAAACTTTGATGGAACTACTGGCAATGGTGAGATGGTAGTTGGTTCTGTTTTGAGTGGGGCAGGTGGCGCATCTGGAACAGTGGCAGGTGTTACCTATTATGGTAATTGGGATACGGGAGCAGAAGGTACTGTAGTTCTTACAGGAATTACTGGTACTTTTGTTGATAATGAAACACTAAGCAGCCCCACCCTGAGTTTCGATACGGGAGATGTAGAGATATTGAAGGGAGATACTGTAGTAGGTTCCTCTTCTGGCAAGACAGCCACAGTTAAAATAGTTACGGTTGCAAGCGGCGCATGGTCAACAGATGACGCCGCAGGTTACTTGTCCATCACTGGTAATACAGGCACGTGGACAGATGGTGAAGAGATACGTGTCTTTGGAGCAAAACGGGCGCTCGTTAATGGGTCTGGTCAGCCATCTTCAAAGACATTAGCAAACGCTTATGGAACACAATACGCACAGACTATTCAGCCTGATGGGGCTTATGAGTTTGTTAACTTTAACTTCCAAGGTGAGGAAGGAACTGAAACAATGTATGGTGTCAACGGGGTTGACAATGCGTTTGAGTTCGATGGCACTAACTACACAGAAATAAGAACAGGTATAGCAATAGATACCCCTAATCATATAGAGGCGTATAAGAACCATTTGTTTGTTTCTTATACCAACGGTTCTATTGTTAACTCCGGTCTTCAGTTGCCTACAATCTTTAGTACTACTATGGGTTCTGCGGAGATCATAGTAGGTGATAGCGTTACTGGGATGTCAGTTGAGTCGAAGGATGCTCTTGCTGTATTTGGTAGAAATAATACATATGTATTGTATGGGACATCTAAGGATGATTGGAACCTTACCACCTTCTATACTGGATCGGGTGCGGTTGATGGCACTGTAGAAAAGATGCAAACAACCATATTCTTGGATGATCGAGGGCTTACATCTCTGGGTGCTACGCTTAACTATGGTGACTTTAAGCAATCTATTATCTCTGAAAAAGTTGATCCCCTTATACAGAAGTATAAAGACAGCATAGCAGTTTCTCTTAAGGTGAGAGAAAAGAACCAGTACAGGTTGTACTTTAATGACAAGACTGGTGTAGCCATGACGTTTATTAATGGTAAGAATGAAGGAATACTCCCGTTTACCATGAGTGACCAGATTGTTTGTGCAGCCTCTACTGAAGATACGAACGGTGATGAGGTTTTATACGGGGGATTTGATGACGGGTATGTCAGGCGGATAGACTCCGGTACGTCATTCGATGGCGGTGCTGTTGCGGCCTTTCTCAGGCTCGCATACTTTCACTATGGAACCCCGCAGTTAAAGAAGCGGTTCAGAGAGATTCTTCTAGAACTCGCGGCTGATACGAGTACCACATTGAACATCTATCCTGACTTCAATTATGGGGACGGTACTGTTCCTACGGCTACGGCTTATGACGTAACAGTAACCAATGACGAGTGGACAGTAGATGATGTCAGTAACTCCACTCTTGGCATTGCCGTACTTGATAAAGCCAGAGCCAGAATACAAGGTGTTGGAGAAAACATGGGAATTCTTATAAAGAACACGACCACATACGATAAGCCAGTTACTCTACAGGGTGCAATTGTCGAGTACTCTGACAGAGGATTGAAAAGGTAATACGATATGGGAAAAAAGAATCCTAAAAGTCCTAAAAGTCTTGAACAGTTTAAAAAAGGCACGTGGAAGGGTGAATCCATCGGTGGTTTTGCCAAGGAAGAAGACTTTAAAAATTACCAAACAAAGTTTGGTGAGGCAACCGAATCAGGGAAGGAAAGGATTGCTAAAGCGCATGGTTTTGATTACACAGCCAAGAAGGATACGAAGAAGAAGGATAAAGAAATAACAGTTAAGTTACCTGATAGGCCAGTAACTGAGGGGCCACCAGATAGACCAGAGTATGAAGGCCCACCATACTACGACCCTCGCACCTTTGATCCCACCCCATCGTATATGGATTTGCCAGAAATTGAAGAAGGGGATTACGTAAGCAACAGAATGGCCATGTTGTTTAAAAAGGGGAGTCCTTTGTTTAGACAGGTGTCTGAGGCGGCGGCTAGAAAGTTTGGTACTCGTGGCCCTCGCGCACAAGAAGCCATGATGGGTGAGATAATAAAGGTGGGCCAATCCATAGCCAACGCTGAAGTAGAGATGAGAAAGTTCTTTAAGGGCAAGAAAATGGATGCTTTCTACAGGCAGATGGATATACGTATGTCAGGCGCTATGCAACAGGCAGTCGCTCATGTTTCTGGAGGGTACGGGTTAACAACTGCCATAATGCAGGATATCACTAACCAGTGGAAAGCAGGGGTAGCGGCTGATCTGCAAGCCTACAATATAGAGACTGGAGCGGCGGTATCAACATATGCCACCAAGGTGCAGGAAGCACTAGGTATGGCTGGCCTAGATGTAAAGATGGCAGAGGTTCTCTCTAATATTGAAGACAATGCAGAGGCCGCTTCTTTCTTATGGGATATGATATATGGAGACAATGATCTTAACCCGGCTGAGTTCCATGAAAAATGGAAAGAGAAGTGGGCTGACCTAGCAGGTGATACTGAGACTGAGACTGGTACTACGGATACTGGGGGTAGTCGAGCACAATTTGAGGCTAGTTTAAAGACTAGGATTGAGAATGGTGACTGTGATGGTGCACGTGCTCTTGCAATATCTCTAGGAGGGACGAAGCGTAAGCATTGGGCAACGGACATCTATAAGGCGTCATCCTGTAATGCTACGTTGCCAATCTAATATGAAAGAATGATAAGAATCGCTAAGAACAGCGACATAAAACAAATCATAAGAGTGTGTCAAGAGGCGCACCAGTTGTCCCTCTCCAAAGATGTCCCCCTCGATGAGAAGATTCTTAGGAAGAACATACAGGTTTGTGTGCTCTCTGCGGAGCACTTGGTTAATGTTGTAGATATAGGTGGGACGATAGAGGGTGTCTTTATTGGAGTCACTCATAAACTGTGGTACTCAAGAAAGAAACAGGCGGTAGACCTGTTCTTCTATGTAACAGACAAAGGAAGGGGCTGGGGCACTAGTATGCTTCGAGCCTATATACGTTGGGCCAGACTAAACAATGGCGTGGCTGAGATTATTCTTGGCATCACATCAGGTATCGGTGATATGGACAGAACAAGAAAACTATATGAAAGGATGGGCGCGATAAAAATGGGCGACAGTTTTATTTTACCCAAGGGGGTGGTAGATGGGTAGCATTGTTACTTCAATAGGACGGGCTATTTCAGGATTCTTTGAAAAAGTTAAGGACTTTTTGCCAGTCCTGCTTCTTGCCGCTGGTGTCTATTTAGGCTATGGATACATGACTGGGTTCCAGTCGGGAGGTTGGCCAGCGATAATGAACTGGGGTAAGTCATTGATCAGTGGGGTAACCCAAGGTGAAACTATCTCAGCGGCTACAGCCGCCGCCGATGTTTCATCAGCAGGAATGGTGGAAGCCACAGCCGCCCCCGCTCTAGCGGGAATAGAAGCGATGCCAATATCTCCGACTGACGTAACAACGACAGCACTGACAGCGGCTGGAGGAGAAGGTGCCGCACTCGCAGGTGATGTAGCCGAAACAGGTCTTAATTTCGCAGATATGACCAATAGTTTGATTGCACAGAATGATGCTATCAGCAATACATGGACTGACTCATTAGCAGACCTTAGTCGGGGCTTTTTAAATACTTTGATTAGCCCATCTCCAGCGGCAGGTATACCACGACTCCATACACCCACCACCATACCCGGAGTAGAAGTAGGTGCGACCACTACCGCCATACCTGAAATAGAAGCAGGTACAGATATTGCTATGACTGGGACTGGCCCCGCATTGGAAACCCTTGAGGGGCCGTCTTACTATTCTCCCACTCAGATGCAAAGCGGTAATCTAGAGATTCCCCACCCTCAAGACCCAACCTTTCCGAATAAATTAGCCCAAATGGGAAAGAAAGCATGGAATATCTATAAGAATATGTGGTCTGAGAATCCCGGTATGGCGATGTGGACTACAGCGAATGTCTTGAAAACTATATTTGCCTTACTTGATGATTCAGCAGAAAAGGAATCTTATGCGCGTAGACACGTCATGGGATTTTCTCCCGGTGGGTTTGATGATATGCCAGCAAAATATGGTGGTAAGCGTCAGGTTCGTGGTGTTGCATCAGGTCATGGGACGTCAAGTCGAAGACCAAGTTCTGGGCTTAAGGTTGGCCGATTGCCAGAAGCCACCGCGTCTAGAACGTCTGCAATAGATAGAAAACCAGCAGGGATTATTGGCCCTAGTACACAGAGGACAGTCTGATGATAGGAAACGGACACACACAACCTGCTACGCCAGAGCAAGATCAGCAAGCCCAGATGATGCTGTCTAACATAGAAGAGTTCCTCATGGATGAAAAAGTCCAAGGGGCTATCGTAGATAAACTCAGCCAAGGAGAACCATCTGAGACTATCGGACAGATAGCCGGTCAACTCGTTCATATGCAAGTGGTGGTAGGGGATGGTGCTGGTGCTAACATATCCAGAGACATTCTCATTGCTGTTGCGGCTGAAGTTATTAATATGCTTATTGAGATGGCAATGACAGCAGGGATTGTTCAGATACAGGGTGACCAACAACTAGAACAGTTACAGGGCAATGCCCTGATCGCCGCAGTGGATGCTTATATGCAACTGGGCGATAGTGAAGTGAATGGTGAGGCGGCTATGCAGGTAACGCAACAGGCTATGGATGGGCAGTTGGATTCTCCCGGCGCACAGCAGGGCATGATTAACAATATGCCATCACCCACAGGCCCACCGCCAGAAGGCCCACCACAAGGGATGCCTCCTCAAGGCCCACCGCCTGAAGGAATGCCCCCGCAACAGGGAGGGTTACTCTAATGGCATATAAAGACGCGATGTCTGCAATGGACGATTTTTCATTGCAAGGGGCGACAATGATGGCGGCTCAGGCAACAACAGATGCCGCCACCACGGCTGGTATAGTTGACATAACCAAATGGCAGTCAGAACAGAACACAGCCATGCTGGAAAAGATGTATGACTCTCTGGATTCTCAAGTACAGTCAATGACAGATGCCATGGTAACTGGAGATTTTGATGTTAGTGATATAAAGGGGACTCAATATAGACTCTATCGGGAAGCATGGGACAGAAGGCAAAATATTTTTAAGCAATGGGCTTCTTCACTGGGTAAGGAAACTTATGACACGGACACAGACATCATTGCATTGGTTGATGCGATGTTTGAAGAGACAAAGAGAACTGTTGACAACCCTAGAAAGTACTTGAAGTGGGGAGATAAGAAAGGCAAGTGGGCAGAAGTTATAGAAACACTTAGCCCCGGCTCAAACCTTGACCTTGTAGAAATAGTTTGGAATGACAGATACAACAAACTCAAAGGCGATAAAGGTGAGAGGAGGCGAGCAGACAGTATAAGTGCTCAGGAGTCTGTTGACTTCAAGCGTGATGAAACAATAGGAGAGCGCTTGGGGTTTGGGGAAATTATAGTTGATCCCGTAGAGGGAGCGCCGTGGTGGTTGGAGCCAGCGGCAACGTGGTGGAAGAGTGAGGTAGAAAGAAAAAGACTTAGAAGAGAAGCCACCAGTGAGCAAGGACAAAGATTAATTGACCGGGTGCTTGAGACAAAGGGGGAAAGGAAGACTAGACTGGATTCACCAGACCTTTCCCAATACGAAGACGCCGCTATACGTAGGAATAAAGCACAGACCCTGCTTGCAGGAATAGCGACCGCACCATCCGTAATGCCAGAGGTTGGAAGACCAACGAGTAGAGTAGACGAAGCCGCTGTCATTGCGCGAAGAGGAGTTGAAGATATAGAACCCCTGATGGGGCCGGGAGAAGGACTCATCAATGGGTTCCTTGCTCAAGGTACGCAAGAAGATGACGTGCCAGACCTCACCAAACAGGCCATGAATTTCCTGATCAGGCTTGCAGAAATGATACAGGAAGTGGGGCCAGAAGAAGCCTACAGGTTAATGAGCGCAGAGTTTAAAGAGTTGGGTCGCTCAGACAAACGTAACATAGAAGAATACTTATTGAAACAAAGACAACAAGTAGTCTGAAGCCTTTGCCTAAGACTATAGAGAATTAATTATGGCTATTGCATTACCATCACAGCCCTTATTCGGTGCGGTTCCAGAGGAAACTAGCGACGTCGCAATCTCTTTTCAAAAAGGATTGCGTGGCCTTACAGGCACGTCCGATATTCTTTTTAGTGGCTTAGTAGGAAATTTCCTTGAAACTATAGGCTTGGAACAACAGGGATACGAATGGTTTAGTGATGCTTACGCTAGTGGCCTTCTCATGGGCATGGATTTGAATGATTTGCAAAAACAGTTCAAAGGCCCACGCACATGGAGAGAAGTCCCCGACGCCAAAGGCGCTCTTGCCTATGGTATCAACGCCTTCGCAGATCAGGTTCCCACCCTCATGGCGCAATTTGCACCCGCAGTTGCGACCGTCTTACTACGTAGAATCGGAGTGCCAATTCTTCCTAAAAAGATTGGCCCGATATCAACTACATCCGCCACTGTTATTGCCACAATCGATTGGCTAAACACAGCACAAGTCTATTCAAACTTGCTTATGGAAGCAGGAGAGGATCGTCTTGGAGTTGCCGCAGGTACTGGCGTTATTATGAGTTCTCTCGATATGCTACTCCCATTAAGAGTTGTAAACAGAATGGGAAGAAGCCTAGACTTTGCTAAGTACGTTGGCAAAAAATTTCCCCAATCTAATTTTAAAAGTGCTCTCGCTGGTGCGATAGAGGGCGGAGCCATCGAAGGCACGACGGAGTATGTCCAGACGATCTTTGAAAACATGGCCCTCAATTATGTGAAGGAAAATGACTTGATGGCCGAGTTCTCTGACGCGCAGAAGACAGAACTAGAAGAGGCAGGAGTCAGGGGTGGTATTGTTGGTATGTTCTTAGGTGGTGCTGTCTCCTATGCAGGAGCATTCAAGGCATCACGAGAACGTGCTGGTCTCTATAGAAAACTATCTGCTTTCGAGGAAGAGTGGACACCCATTAGAGGTGCACTACCTGCCCCAACAGCAGGGCTGTCCCCGCTTGAGATAGAGTCATTGCCCACGATGCCCGACACACGTCGTCTTACTGGCCCAATAGATTCTGCAATAGAGGAAAAACTAGCCGCCGCTTCTTATGTGTGGAGACAGCAACAGGAACAGGATGACTTCAGAACAGACCATGCCGCGTGGCAGATTGGAGAACGCAAGAGAATATGGCAAGCCATCCTCGACGGGGACATGGAGGCTGGTCTTAATTTAGCAGATCAGGATATGCTTTATGACCTCATTGATTTGGGGCTAGAAGAAACTGCTTTTGGGAGAGAGGCTGCACGTGAAGCACCACCCCCAGAACCAGCCGTAATAAAAACTGTACCAGTAGAAAGAGGACTGGTCAGGACAGGCTTCGCTGATTGGGGTGATATACGAACTGCCCCAGCAGGTAAGGGTGCGTGGAAGGGGTGGATGGTACTTGATCGTCAACCTGTACGCACTCAAACTGGGGAATACAAGAAGAAAGGAAAGGGCAGAGGGTATGATCATAGTCTTGTCTATGAGAATGTAGATTACATACTTAAAAGAGAAACTGAGTTGTATAACTCTCCTTGGGTTGTTATCAGCAAGAAAACAGATGAGGTTGTTGATCGGAATAGACTAAAGAAAGTTCTGGAAAACAAGTATGCCGCCGCTCCCATGGCAGAACCCGGTGTAAGGAGATTAACGGAGCAAGCACAAGACGAGAGACTAGAGGCTGACGCACAACGACACGAGCAACAACTATCTGAGCGAGGAATTCTTCCACCCCCCATAGGTTCCAAGGTCAGATTTATGAAGCGCAACCGCGCTACGAATACGTGGGAATATCCCAATGATGAAGTATATGATTTAGAGGACGTCTGGTACTCGAATGTAGATGCTACTGGGCCAGTGGCACGAGGGAAAACCAAAGAGATTTCTGCCACTATCAAGGAATACACTAAGCGGCGTGGTGGTCGCGCACCCACTGTTATTTACCAGTTAAGGGATATAAATGGAAGGGTAGAGAACATTGCGATTGGTCGAACGGATAAGGATTGGAGAGTGGTACTGCGTACAGGTGCCGCATGGAAATATGGACAGTACGCACCTGAACCCATTAGTGAAGTGGAAGCACTCCTTCGAGACGAAGAATTTCTGACCGAGGAACAAAGAGCAGAACTGGAAGAGTACACACCACGTGGTGAACTCGTTAAGACGGCTACGGAAAGAACGAGAAACCTAAGAGCGTTCCGTGAACTCATAGGCCCAACAGAAGAGAAGGACAAGAGCAGTGAGCAAAGGACTTTTTGGGATAGGTTTGTTCAGGCTATTGCTAATGCACAAATTGTACGGGGTGAACGCGCTTCTCGAAATGTTGACAGGTATTCTGTAAGCACAAGAGAAGAGATAGAACAGTTCATAAGGGATAGCAACAAGACCAAGAGAGCGCTTGGTATTCCTGAAAAGGTTGGAATAGAAGAAGAAACAAAACTGTTTGAACGACAAGCCGTGGAAGAAGCAGAGATAAGGCTAGAGGAAAGAGAGCGAGAAGAACTTGTTCGAGAGGCTGACGCAAGACGTGAGGGGATGCAGGAAGAGGAGGTAGCGGAAGGTGTGAAACCAGTGGTGCCAGAGGGTGAAGTTGTCGCCCCTCTTACTGAGGCAGAACTGGAGGCACCGACGGGAGTCGAGGCATTTAAAGAGGAAATTCCAATAGACGAGCGTCCTCGTAAAATTGAAAAGGAAATTCAAGAGTGGAAAGACCTTGTTAAGAAAAGAGAAGGGGAACTAGGACGCAAGGTAACATCCGGTGCTCTTGATAAGACTACCTTAACCAGTGAAGAACTTGCCTCGTTAAAGGCTATCGAATGGGGTGGTCATCCTACGGTTGAGTACACTACAGCAAAGTATAAGCCTGTTCGACCGCTCACTAAAGAAGCGAGAAAGCAAGTAGTAAGCACGGCTAGAGGTGCAATTACTACAAGACTCAAGGAACCACCGCCTCCCCCACCAGAAGATAGAGGAGGTATCCCAAAAGGTGCGGCCTTAATAGATGTGCTTCATGTGGATACTGGCCTTACTCCCATCGACAATCCAACTGTATTTGAGGTGAAGGTACGCGATGAAGTAGCAAAGGAGAGGGGTCTCAACCCTGACTTCTTCTACCAGTTTGAAACACCCGGTCACCCCGCTAGAAATCTGGGCTTCATCAGGATTCAGGGCAACATAATTTACAAAGAGGATATTGTAGATGTACAGGAGATAACAGGCAGAGCCGTTGCCCCGATAGAGGGTGACTTCATTGAATACTTCTCTGAGAACTACATAAGAGTAAGGCCCGGAACTGGTGAAGTTATATCTGCGGCCACCATTCCAGATGTTATACCTGATTGGAGATCAGCCCGACGTATCTTTATAGATAACGATACAGGAATAGTAATTGTCCAGAGAGAAGCAGACATTAAACTGGATGACATAGAAAAGATGGATGTTGATTATGCCTATGACTATGAAATTTACTTGACATGGTATAACAAAGAAGAACATCGTATAAAACTGGAAGAGTTAAATGATCGTCTGCTTAACATAGAGCGCGAAGTTACATACCCAACTGAGGCTATCGGAGAATACGAGAAGCCTAGGCGTAAGATGCTTCCGCCACGTAAGGATGTTGTTGACCTAACTAAGAACCCAGAGTTCCTTACTACGAAATATGATGAGAGTGTGAGAGGAAAGGAAGTTCGTATTACTCTGAAGCCCAGTGTCA